ATTTATATATGTTTTTCAAGAATTCGTGGGAGTATGGTGAACCAACGCCGATAGCTTTAGGATTGAATCCAGTTAGAGATTGGAATTTAGTAACTCAACATCTTAAATATCTAGATTATGTTATGGATTTTGATGTTAAAGCTTGGGAAGAAAAACTAAATCTTAGGTTGATGACCATGAATGCTGAAGTAAAAGTCAAACTATATGAAACTGCCTATAAAACAAGAGGTGAAAAAATGGAGCTAGATATGAGGATGTTAGCACATTCATTAGTTGTTGACTACACTGATGCAAATGTTTGTTTTAGAGATATAATGTATCGAAAGTTTTCTGGATTATTAAGTGGACATCCTGGAACTTTAATGGAGAATTCTGAGATACATTATATGATTTTGACACTAATATCTTATCGTATATTAAAGCGTGAAAATCCAATTTGGGCAAATATTCACTTCATTTATGAACATGTTAGATGCATTTTGGCAGCCGATGATATTTTAATATCAGTATCACCTTTGGCGAGAAACTACATCACATGTGAAAAAATTGTTGGAGAATATAACAAATTGGGTTTTGAAATTACATCAGCAGATAAGAAATCAGAGATCAGACCTAAAACAATCAATGAGGTTCAATTTTTAAAACAAGAATTCAACTTGATCGAGGGTTCGTATTATCCGAAGCCGAATATGTCAATTATAATTCAGTTGTTTAGTTGGATCAGGGAGGACAGTGCTTTGAGTCCTGCCGAGCAGATGCAGTCAAATACAGAAGATGCGTTTACTGCACTCTGGTGGAGAGGGAGAGAAGATTATGAGAGAATCAGAGAAGAATTTAATACACTTCGGATGAGATCAAATTATCAATGGACCCTGGATTATGATGCAATGGGCGTTTTATTACAACAAGAACAAATAATAGATGCCTATTATGACAGTATTCCGAACTTTCGGAGTGACGAAGGAGAAGCAATTCTTGATAACATTTTTCTTGAATAATAGTTGTTTTTTAAATTATATTAGGATGTATAACTATTTTTTGGACATAGAGTATATTTTTCAAGTTTTTACAAATTATCAAAATTTTCATCATTCCACAATTAAATTAATTTACTATTGCGATTTTATTGCTTTAAACTTTTATGCAACATTAGTTAACGTAACGTATATATATCGCAAAAATTACTTACAACATTTTAAAACTCATAATAAAATTGACATTGTGAGCTTACCTATTAGATCAGTTTATAAAGGGGCGAAAGCTTTAACTCTTTATAGAACGTTTTGGGTTAGAACCCCAAATAGTGGAGGTCTAATGTGGGAAACTCTCCAAATGTTTTGTTACAA